AAACCAATATATGATGAAGAGATTAACAGGGCTATGGATGAAGATAGGGACAGGGCTTCATTTAGAGTCGCGCCAGATTTAAGGAACTACAGATATGTCTAGGTACGCCACAGGCAAGTGGGCATATGGAATATCTGACCGTTCTGGGTTTAGATACCGCTTGCGTGATATGCGAAAAGAATGGAACGGACTATTAGTTGGTAAAGATGAATGGGAGCGCAAGCAGCCTCAACTTGAGCCTCTTAGGGTAAGGCCCGATCCACAGGCTTTACGTGATCCAAGACCGCAACAAAACGAAACAGAGATTAATTCAATACAATATGGGTTTAATCCTGTCGGTTATCGTGGCGATGCTTTAGGGTTTACGGGCAATAGACTAAAGGCTGAAGGGTCTGTAGGAGAGGTTACGGTGACAACATGAGCTACACATATACAACTCTGAAGCAGGCCATAAAAGACTATACGGAAAACGACGAAGCTACGTTTGTTAATAATCTTCCCGTGTTTATTCGTAACACAGAAGAACGTGTTTTAAAAAATGTGCAGTTAAGTTTGTTTCAACGCAATGCCAGCGGAACAATGACCTCTTCCAATAAGTTTTTGTTTTGTCCGTCTGATTTTTTAGCGCCGCTTTCCTTGGCTTATACTGACTCTAGCAGCAATCAGGTGTTTTTAGATTTCAAGGATTTAGACTTTATTCAGTCGTTTAATCCTAATCCTGCAAATACAGGAAGCCCAAGGTATTATGGTCAGTTTGATGTAGATAATTTTATTATTGGTCCAACGCCAAATAGCAGCTATGCTGTTGAATTACATTATTTATACAGACCAGCAAGCCTGACTGTTAGTACGTTTACGTTAACAATGACCAGCGTAAGTGGCACATTTACTACTTCAGACACTATTACTGGGTCATCCAGCGCACAGTCTACAACGGTTAATGCGGTGCCATCCTCTACAACGTTGACAGTAAAAATACCTGCGGGGGACTTTACGGTAGGAGAAACCTTAACGGGTAGCTCTAGCGGAGCAACGGGAACGCTGTCTTCTATCGGAGCCGACACAACTGAATCATGGCTTAGTGAAAACGCAGAAGTGGCTTTGCTATATGGCAGCTTAATGGAAGCCTACGTGTTTATGAAGGGCGAACAAGACTTGCAAGTTCTGTATGAAAAGCGTTTTGGTGAAGCGATTATGGGCCTTAAAATGCTTGGTGAGGCTAAAGAAGTCACTGATGAGTACCGTACAGGTCAAATCGTAAGGGCTAAACAATGAACAATATGTCTTTTGGAGAGTTTAAGGTTGAGGTTCAAACCACTAATAATCGTGGTGCCACTCCTGAAGAGGTGGCGCACCGTTGCGTAGGTAAAATCGTTGCTTTCTCTGAGGACGCGCACCCTACTTTGCGGGACCAAGCGATTGCATACCGAGATAGCATTGAGAAGCTGCTGGTCATCTATATGAAACAGGCTATCCAAAGTGACAGAACTACGGTATATAATGCAATCAAAGAAGCTGGTCATCCCACGTTAGCTGAATATATAAGGAAAATGTAAATGGCATTCTCAGGAAACTTTTTGTGTACCTCGTTTAAAAAAGAGTTGATGACGGCTACACATAACTTTACTGCGGCAAGCGATCAATTTAAGCTGGCGCTTTATACTGACGATGCGACTTTAAACGCAGCAACAACTGCTTACACCAGTAGCAATGAGGTTACTGGCACGAATTACACTGCGAAAGGTCAGTTTTTAACAAGCGTAACGCCAACAACTAGCGGAACAACGGCGCTTACAGACTTTGCTGACGAGGTGTTTTCCAACGTAACAATCTCTTCTGTGCGTGGCGCGTTAATTTACAATGAGGCTGCAACGAGTGATCCATCGGTATGTGTGCTGGATTTTGGAGCGGATAAGGGCGCAAGCGCAGGGGACTTTACTATTGTTTTTCCTACAGCGGACGCAAGTAACGCAATTATACGGATAGCATAACATGGCAGTTGTTCTTGGAAATCGTGCAAAAATGTCCACCAGTACTACGGGTACTGGAACGATTACCTTGGGCAGCGCCCTGTCAGGGTATCAGACCTTTGCACAAGCTGGCATAACTAATGGTCAGACGGTCAGGTACGCGATAGAAGACGGCACTAACTTTGAGATAGGAAGCGGTGTTTACACCTCTAGCGGCACAACGCTTACCCGTTCTGTTACGGAAAGCTCTAATTCTGACAGCGCTATTAGTCTTAGCGGCAGTGCCGAAGTGTTTATCACTGCGTCTGCGGCGGACATATTCGTTAATGATGGAGCTACTTCGCTAACCACGACAGGCGTTATTACTGGTGGTACGGTAGAGGCAACCAGCGATACGGCTGCGGGTGATAATGCCGCTATGGGCTATACCAGCGCAGAAGGTTTAATTCTAACGGGCCAAGGCAGCACTAATGACATAACCATTAAGAATGATGCGGACACTGCGGTGATTTCTATACCGACAGGCGGCACGAACGTTGATTTTGCTGGCAGTATTGATGTTGCAAATGTCGGCATTTCAACGGGTGTTATTGATTTAAAGAACAGCGGATCACAGTCTGTTGTTAAGTTTTATTGCGAGTCAAGCAACGCGCATTATGCTGAGATAAAAGCTCCCGCTCACGGGGCCTTTAGTGGTAATGTCACGCTAACACTTCCCGCGACTACAGACACAATTGCAGGTATTGCCGCAACGCAGACGTTTACTAATAAAACATTAACAACACCTGTTGTGAACGCGGGGTTGCAGTTAAAAAACGGAGCGACTTCAGCGGGGTTTCTTGAGTTTTTTGAGGACAGTGATAACGGAACAAATAAGGTGACGTTGATTGGTCCCGCTTCTACAGCGGACGTTACGTTGACGTTACCAGCAACTGCGGGAACTATAGCACGGGTTGCCGACATAGATGACACCGCTACGGCTTTGGCAATCGCTCTTGGATAGGATAATACATGGCTAATACATTTAAGGTAATAACAAGAGATGTTGCCCCAGCCAGTTCAGGAACACCTGAGACACTATATACAGTGCAATCAGGCAGTACCGTTGTTGTTCTTGGGTTGACGTTAGCCAACGTTCACACCGCGCAGGTTACTGCCAGCGTTACGTTGGTTAGTACTACAACACAAACCAGCCAAACGCAGAACACTACAGCGCATATTGTAAAAGACGCTCCAATACCCATTGGGTCTACGCTCAGTGTTCTTGACGGTAAGATTAACCTGAACGTTGGGGACATTATTAAGATCGACTGTTCCGTTGCGGACAAGGTTTCTGTTACGATGAGCTATATGGAGATCACCTAATGGCTGGTTACATTGGTAAAAAGGCAGCGTTAACGGTTGGAATTGCTGCGACTGTTGACGAATTAAATTACAACGACACGGGGTCCGCTGTAGGTACTGTTGTGGCAAGTAAGACCGTAACTGTAGATGCCAATAAGGATGTTGCTAGTTTTCGTAATATAACTTTGACAGGCGAGTTGGACGCTGCAACACTAGATATATCTGGAGCAGGGGATGTTGCGGGTGCCTTAACAAACAATTCTTCCGCAGTAAAAGTGGCTGGTAAAGAAACTATTTGGATAGCCGCTAGTGCTATGCAGCCCACCACAAGCAACGGCTGTTCTGAATTGACCACAGTTGAAACAACCTCTGGTCGGCCTGATATGGTTGTCCTAGATTTTGATAAAGACAGCGATGAGTTTGCACAATTTACGGTGGCTTTTCCTAAATCTTGGAACGAGGGAACAGTAACTTATCAGTTCTTTTGGTCAGGTATCGCGGCTACTACAGGCGTTAGCATGACTTTGCAGGGCGTTGCTACAGGAGATAACGACACTATAGACGTTGCTTACGGAACGGCTGTTTTAGTTAATGATGACGCACAAGGCGCGGTTGAAGAAATGTTGGTTTCTGCGGAAAGTGGGGCGATAACTATTGCAGGTTCTCCCGCCGTGGATCAGGTGTGTTACTTTAGAATAGGCCGCGATGTTTCTGACAGCGGTGATGATATGGCAGGAGATTGTAGGCTGCATGGCATAAAGCTGTTCTTTACCACTGATGCAAAGAATGATTCCTAATGACGGGCTTTGGGTATAACATAAACACGTTGGGGGCTTATCCAAATCGGGGTGCTGCCGTTGATTATGATATTACTTATGTTATTGTTGCTGGTGGCGGTGGCGGCGGGAAAGCAGCACACACAGACTATCAGTCTGGTGGCGGTGGAGCAGGAGGACATGTTACAGGCACACAAACACTTGATGCTGAAACTGCATATACTGTCACTATTGGCGCGGGAGGGGCATTAATTAGTGGTACTGGTCGTCAAGTTGGTAATGACGGCACTTCTTCCCAAATTTCTAGCGTAAACACCTCTAGTGTTGGGGGTGGCGGAGGTGGGCAAGGAAATTATAGCACCAGTGGTGGCGACGGTAGAACAGGTGGTTCATCTGGTGGTGGTGGTTCTGGTAACGGTAGTTCCCCTGCTACAACACCATCTGACGGTAGCCAAGGTAACATTGGTGGTGATGCTACAGGTAGTGGCGGTTCGTATGGCGGTGGTGGTGGCGGTGGCGCTGGTGCGGTCGGTCAAGACGCGACAGGTTCTAAAGCTGGTGATGGTGGTGCAGGAATAAGTACATATTCTTCGTATCCCGGTATTTCATCTGTTTGTGGGGGTGGTGGTGGTTGCGGTTATGACAACAGCAGTCAGGCTGGTGCTGGCGGTGCTGGCGGCGGCGGTGCTGGCGGCGCTACTGGGAATGCAACAAGCGGTACAGTAAATACAGGCGGCGGTGGTGGCGGCGGTGGCACTCGTAATGGG